ACCTCGATCCTGGTATCTTGCTGAATGTCCATTTGTTCCTTTGGCTTGCCATATACTCGGGTTAGTAAAGTATCTAAAGAATACAAGCTGCCCTTTTCTAAAGACTTACGCATAGCTGCTGCAATAGTCTTTTCTAATATCGTAGCCTTTGGATTATCCCAAACCTTTTTAAGCTCGTCCATATCCATTGACATCATCACTTGAATCGTATCGTTTATTTCACTTAGTTTGTAGCCTTGTTCTTTGAGTAGGCTAACGTACTTACGCGGGCGTCCGTTTGGGTTTCTTATTTCCCCCTTTTGTACCGGTATTAAATTCTGTTCGTTTGCCATATTCTCTTATTTACTTCTTTGTTATTTTGAGCGGGAAGGTGGTATTGCACCCCTTCTTTAGTCTGGAATGACTAACGCATTACTTTTATGCTTCTCCCGCTTGTTGCCTTTCAGCCAAAGTTACTTTATTTCCTTTATACATTCCTGCGCCCATTTCATCTATTTTGCTAAATGGTAATACAGGAACAGTTATTTTACAAGTTTTATCTATTAAATAAATATATCTTATTTGGAAACCTTCTAATTTAACACCTCCATTATCTTTTATCCAACTCGTTCCACTTTTGCCATTACTTTCTTTTGTTCTATGTGCTGAACTTGTTAAACTACATACAACTTCCCCATTTGGCATTTGATATGTAGAAGTGTTTTTACTTACTCCTATTAAATTAAAACCACTTGCCCTGTATATTGTACCATCTCCGCACAAATTAGCATCACTAAAACTTAATATCCATTTTATATGTGGTGCATTCTTTTTTATTAGTTTTATTGTAATTGAAATACATCTGCTTTCACTATACTTAGGCAAATATTCGTCAAATGCCATTCTATTAAGTTCAATTACTTCATTCCATTTAGTATTTTCTACATAATGTATAACTTTTGCTTTTACCATTGGACTTCCATAGCTTAATACTCCGTGTAATTTTTCATCTAAAAAGCAGCCAAAATGTAATTTACTATTTGGCACTACCTTGCCTGAATAATGGTTTAACTTAACAAACTCATTAGCCACCTTGCTTGATATAACTTTTACTAAGATTTCCTTTGCTCTGCCCATTGCATTACTATTAAATATAAAGCGTTACCATTTGAATTTTCATTGCCCATTGTTTCAGCGTATTTGTATTCATCTGTACGTTTTATTTCCTCAATAGCGTTTTTTATTTGCTCTGCCTGTTCATCTGCTAAAGTGAAAGTCATTTGTTGAAATGGCGACTTATCGCCGTTTGGTAAAATAAAATCCTCGCCCAAATCTTCAACATTACTAAAGCCAATAATATCAATACCCCAATTTGTAAGTTCGTCTGAATCCCAATTATTCGCTAAGTCTGACCAATCCCATTCGCCAAAACTTGCATTATCTTTAATGATAAATTCTTTTTGCTGATCTTCTGTCCAATCAACTATTTGAACTTCGACCTCTGTATGCCCTGCTTCCTTAATTGCCTTTAGGCGCATATTGCCACCAAGTACAACCATATCTTTGTTAACTACAATAGGGCGGACGTTTAACATATCAGGAAAGTCCTGTATTGACTTTACTAATTTTCTAAACTTATCATCCTTTATTAATCTTGGGTTGTTAGGGTTTGCAATTACTTCCGTAATCTTGACTTTTTTTATCATAGGTTTTGGTTTTACCTGCCCTGACCTCTATATGCTTTTGGTTTAGAGCTATGTTTGTTAAAGGATTTCTTTGCGTGTCCTCGTTTCCTTTTACCAAAATTAACCTTTTTTGAATCACTTTTAACCTTTGCCATCTATTTTTTTATTATGAATTTCTTTTAAATAATCATAGTGCGTCTTTGTATCGCCCATTACAACGTGGCATTGCCTACATAATGCTTGTAAGTTTTCAATCGTATCTGCCTTGTTTGATCCGCCCATTCCCCTTGCGTCTATGTGATGAATGTCTACTGCCTTTGATCCGCAAGCCTCACAAGGTATAAAGTCCTCTATTCCGTAACCGAAATAATCCAGGTATATTTTAACGTGCTTTTTCATTATCAATTTGTTCAAGTTTCCTTTGCGCCCAAGCAACGCCCTCGTCCCCGCCCCAAGCTAACCACATAAGCGCACCGCAATCTTCTTTTGGATTGCCCTTGCTATTCTCTCTGTGCCTTTCAAAACTTGACATCCTGGCAATTGTTTCCCTTGATATGTTTTCGCCATTAGCTATTTGATTAGCCCTTGTCCAACCTACTAAAGTTCCGCAGCCTTTATCGTTTTCTTTTTTAATATTTAAAGCCCTACGAGCATTTGCCTTAGCCGCTTCTGGATAATCATTATAACTATCAACCATTGATACACGAATTGCAGCCCAAACACTTTGCGCCTTTTCCTCTGTATCAAAGATGCAACCACCTGATCCAATTCTATATTTTCCGTTTGATGAACATTTAGTTACGGGCATTTCTTAAATTTTTATATATTTTAACAATATGATTTATAAAATCATAATAATTCATATCCATTTTAGCAACATTACAAGTTTTGCAACAGGTAACTACATTGCCTTGAATATATCCAAGCGAACTATCAATCCTATCTATTCCATTATAATAAAAATCATACTCAAAATTTGGTTGTCTATATTTATAGTGATTTGAATTTTTATCGCCGCAATAATGACATTTAGATTTAACTAAATTTAATATTTCTATTCCTGATAATGTGCATTTTAAACCTCTTTTATTATATCTTCTATTAAGTTTTGACTTTAATATCCTTGCACAAATAATTTCAAGATCCTTTTCCTCAAATTCTTTTATACTATTTTGCAATAATTTACAAGTCTTACAATACTGTCCCCTTCTTTTTACTTCGTCTAATCTTTGAATTGTAATACATTGACAATCAATACATTCAAATTCAGCAAATGATCTTAGTATCCCATTTTTATCTAATTGTGTATAACTAAGCATTGTCTATCAATTTACTATAAATAGCAAACCTCTGCTTATTTACTTCGTGCAAGTTGAAGTTCTTATTGCAATACTCATAAAGGTCATTGCCGTACTGCTTCCTTGCTGCCTGATCGTGGGTTAATAGCTTAATCCAATAATACCAATCCTTTTGACTATTAACGTGGCAAGCAGGATAAAAGCCCTTGTAAGGATTTACATTGCTTACAATAGCAGGGTTTTTCTTTGATGCCGTTTCTAATACCTTTAAATTGGACTTCATTGAATTAAACTTAGAATCAACCAAAGGAATAAGGCTTATGTCTGAATCACAATAAGCCGCCATATATTCCGTTACAGGATTGTAGTTATAAATCGTAGGCTTTAGCTTTAAGCCATTTGTAAAAGCGCATATCATATTATCCCAGATATGTTTCTCGCCTTCATTATAACCTGCTATGATTGTTCTTACAGGGAAGTTTATACGCTTCATTGGGTTGCGTAGTATTTCCAAATCCCTTCCGTGCGTTCCTGATCCTGACCAAAACAGTCTTACAATATCAGAAGGCTTTTTATCTAAGATAAATTGCTCCTCGCCATAGGGAATAGCATTAGGCAATATTTCTACGTTTATATTGTGCTTGTATATTTCCTCTGCTAACCTACTATGGGTGCAAGTACAAAGGTCTGCTATCAATAACCAACTTATAATCTGTTCTGGTATCTGATTTGTAATATAGTGCTGATAAAGAATGTGCGAAGGATCAAGCTGCCAATGATCGTCATTATCAACTATTAATTTAAAGCCATACTTTTTGCGCCATTCAATCATTTGCTCTGGCGTTATGTTAGCAAGCATCCTATTCATAACCACAATATCAAAGTTCCCCTCAAATGTTTCCTCGCTTAACGTATCAGTAATTAAGCAATAATCTTTTTTCATATTAACCAAAGGCATCATTATCCTATGATACCCCACGCCACTTTGCTTGCTTGTTATAGCTAAAATTCGCATCTAATTTTTTTTTCTGTATGGTATATAGGTTGATACTTTTCCCAAACTGCCTGCGCCCTTTGTAGGCTTGCGTCCTTCATAGCCCTGTAATCTGTGCCATTCCCAACATCGTGTCCAATATGTTCGCTTCTTAAATCAGGAATGTAGTAATTAGTAAACCCAGCAATGATAGCCCTTTCTGCATAATCCCTGTCCTGCATTCCGTATGGATCGTATTCAGTATTGTACCCTCCGATTGTGTCAATCAATTCCCTTGTTATAAAATTATTGCCAAATGGTACATGAGTTTTATGTATTCCGTCCTGTAATGGTGGCAATTCCTCTACGCAATGTATTCCACTAATGCCTGTTTTTGGTACTTGCTGCGCAAAGGTAACCCAATTTTTTAGCCAATTTGTAGGCATTAAAATATCATTTGCTAATAAACAAACGGCATCGTAATCTCGTGTCATTCTTAGCCCTGCATTAAACGCCGCACTTATACCCCTTTTAGTTTTTGATATATCATAACCCTTGAAAGGATAATTAAAATTTACATTATCGCTTCCATTGTCTATTAAAAAACAATCGGCATTTAATCCACAATTAAAAAAGTTCTGATCAATAACCCTTTGTGTTAAATTGTTTCTATTTAGGGTTAATAAGATTAAAGCTACATTCATTTTAATATATAAGTTTTGCTTTCAGGTTTATCAATAAGTAAACTATATCCGTTTACTTTCATTATTTCGTTTATCTTATTCCATCCTATTGTTAGTTTGTGTGTACCAACATATCCATCCCAATCATTCCCTTCGTCTATTAATGGGGATTCAAAATGAATGTATTTAACTCCTTTACAATATTTAATTAAATCTTCAAAATGGTCATTGCTTAAATGTTCAATAAAATGAGTAGCTATAATAAGATCAGCTTGTACTGTTCTTTTATCTGTAAACCAATCAAATTTTGTAATATTAATGTAATTAACTTCTTTACATTTAGTTAAACGAATTGCAGCTTCGCAAATTTCTATACCATACCAGGCTGATATATTAAAGTCTTGCATTGCTTGTTTAGCTAAATCTGCTTTCCAGATGCCAAACTCCAATACTATTGGTTTATCACATAGCAATAACGCTTCCTTTACATTATCATAGTTGTAATGCTTTTGCTCTGGATAACGTGCTTCGATTTCATTATGATAAGCTACTTGCTCATCAGTTGTCATTGTGTCGTAGCGTTCACGCCACTTGTCAAATTCGTTCATTTTTTTATTATATTTGGTGAAAGATATTTTGCAGGAACGCCTGCGTATTTACTAAATTCTTGTGATGTTCCTTTAAAAAAAGCACTTGCGCCAATCATACAACCCTGCTCAATAATTGCAAATTGATGTAATACTGCATTCATTCCTAAGTTTGAATATTCTTTTACAATACAATGTCCGCCTATTCTAACACCGCTACTTATAGTAACGTTTGAATGAATAATACAATCGTGTGCAATATAAGAATGCTTCATAATAAAACAATTATCCCCTATTGTAGTTACCTTACTTGTTCCCGCATCTATTGTAACTAAGCCTGTAATCATATTGCCATTTCCAATAATTACTTTTCCTTTTGGTTGCAGCCAATACTTTTTATGCTCTGCCTGGTCGCCTATAATACAATAAGCCCCAATGTAATTGTTATCCCCTAAGATAACGTTATCGCCTATGATGGCGGTTGGGTGTATAAAATTTGCCATATTATTGTTTTTCAAACCATTGATATAATCTCATTACCATATCGAACTTACAAGCACCGCACCATACTGATACGATAAAGTTAGCATCTAAATATGTCCTATAAATATGTTCGTACATTTTTAAGTCATCTAATTCAAGATTTCTTATGTATCCGTTTTTAGCACATTCATAATTGCCTATGTTAGCCGTAAGCCATTCCCTATGCTCTTGTTTTATTTCCATAAAGACCACATTAATTTAGTTATTATTGGTGCTAAGAATCCCGCTATAAACATTGTACTTGTAATATTCTGGATTAATTCAGGCAGGAAATAGTGTATTGGCGCAAGCCACGCAGCCAAGCAACTTCCACAATTAAAGGGCTTGAAATTAATTCCCCATTTATGGTGTAGGTTATGAATCTCAGTAAAAAATAATGATGCACAGATAGCAGTTATAATTGATAAAATCATTTTCTAATATTTGTTTTCATTTGTTTTTTGGTTTTATTTATCGTCCGTATGATTGACATATATGGTATGCCTGTTTTACGGCTCAACTCTTTAGCGTTCTTTTTAAAGTCAATAGCATATAGTTTTAAAATCTCTTTGTTATACCAATGCAGTCCGTCCATATTTGCTTCCAGCTTTTCAAACATATCAATCTTGTCATAATCATCTGAAACAAAATCTTGATCTACAAACTCGGTATAGTTCCTGTAATTCTTATAGAAAGTACTTCGGTCGCTTTTAATCATATTGAGCATTATCCTAACTATATAAAATTTCAACTCATTCCTATCAAACAAACCTACCAACTTATCTTCATTCATTTCGCAAAGAA